CGTGGGGCGACGCGGGGGCCTTCCCCAATGGGGGCAACGGCGGATCGAGCGGCGGCAAGCTGGGGCGCGTCATAGCGGGGAAGCTCGTCTGCAATAGCGGGCTGTGCCGCATCAGCTGGTAATTAAGCCTACGCAATAATCGTTTATTGTCTTGGCTTAAACGTATAGGATCGCGTATGGGCGGTTCATATCGAACGAGCTGGAAAATCTACGCTTTGGGATTCAGAACGCCCCTGGCGTAGCCCTGGAACGCCTGGCGCTAGGCTAAACGAAGTTCAAGCAAGCAAAAAACGATCACCTCATCCAAACTATCTATACGCCTGTTTAGCTGATTTCTTGGACCTTGTCGTCTTTCATCATCGCCGCGTCCTTACGCCCGATATCCTTCGGGTCGCAATGATGCCCACCTACCGCATCCCGCTCGATCCGCTTGCCGCACGCGACGCACCAATCACCGCCAATCTCTGGCTCGCTCAGGTTGCGGCTCATCCTCGTCATGATCCGGTCGCAGGCAACGATAACCTCCTGGCTGTCGGACCGCTTCTTCAAGGCATTAGCCATGTCCCAAACAATCCGGGCCTGCTCGTGCGGCATAGTCCCGCCGAACAATTCCCCGGTGAAGTTCTCAAGGATGTACGCCAATGCCCTCTCCCGGCGGTAGTATTTGCTCGTCTTGGTCTTCTGGCCGAACGTCTGCCAAAGGTCGCCGGCGACGCTATGACAGGACAGGAGCCACTTCAGGGTGTCGTAAAAAGGGTCCTTCAGCATCTTGTCCACGGATTCAAGCTCCTTGATGATTTCCTCGCCGACCTTCGCGTCGCGCTCGTCCTGGGTCATGTGCGTCTCCCATTGCTAATCCCTGACCATGCCCGCCATCGCCCGCATGGTGGCCTTGGCCTCATCAGATTCCGATTGCAAGGCGTCGCAGATCCGCTTCATCTTCGTGATGTTGTCGCAGGTCCAGTAAATCCGTTGGCATTGCGGGCATTGTCCTATGCCTACGAAAACCGATTGGCCCAAATGCTCGTGCCTGCTGAACCGCAAATTCACCGTGACCATCAGCCTTTTCGGTGACACGTATTCCCCGGAAACCGATTGAATCTTCTCGGCAATGCCTATCCCGCACTGGCAAGCGATGGACAGCGGCATCCTGGGCTGCACCAAGCTCTCCCCAGCAAACGTCCAATAGTAAGTCGGCATGCCCGCGAATTCCGGGTAGAGGACTTTGGGATCCTCCCAAATATGCTGTGGGCATATCATACCAGCACCACCTTCTTAGCGAGCTTCTCGGCCTTCCTTACCGTATCTTCCGTACCGCCGGTCCGATCCATCGCGACCAAAGCCAAGAGCACGTCGCAATTCTCGGCTATCATACTGTTGCGGACGAACCCGGCCGCCTTGCCGTGCTTCTTCCAATCGGGGAAATGGATGACGATGGTCAAACCAAGGTCCCTGGCGATGCTTTCCGCGAACCTGTCGCCGCCCTTGGTGCAGCCGCCCGATACGATACTGTCGCCTTCCTCGAAAATTTCGTTGAAGGCGTCACACAAGATTCGCATATCGCACAGCGAATCCCTCCTGCGGCTGCCTACGATCCCTATCCGCTTCGCCATCAGAACCTCTTAATCCTTAACTAGCTTCACCATCGCCTTCATCGTATCACGGGCCTCATTGGATTCCTGGACGAGATAATGGGTGACTTCCTTCAGCGTCTCCAAATGCAGGCAGGTCCAGTAGACCGAGCCGCAGTACTCGCATTGCCCCAACCCCATCGAGACTTCCGCATCTCCGTGGGAAAGGATCTTATGCTCCATAGTGACCTGGGCAGTGTAGCAGCGGGCCTTGCTGATCTTCGTCCTGATCTTGGATCCGCAATGGCACTGGACGATGGCCGGGATCTCGTTCCGTGCGCAAAAATTCCAGTACGCCTCCCGATACTCAGGGAACAGGTCCTTGAGGTTGAACACCAGCATCGTCTTTTCCCAGGGCTTGCCGGCCATCAGCCTACTCCAAGAACCTCTTTCTGGCTTCCCTGATCTCCTTGGGCTTCCGCAACAGCGTCTCGGCCGCGTCCTTGCAGGAGAACGTGAGGCAATGGGTCTCGCCAGGGAAGACACTCAGGTCCCTGCACAGCTTCCTGGCCCGCTTCTGGGCGTTGATCTCATTATCGAAAGCGATCACGCGACGAGGAAATTTGCTCATCAGTAGCAACTGGGCGGTAGAATACGCCAGGCCCAGGATCGCCACGGCCCCTGGCCCGATGGCCCAGGCGTCAACGGGGCCTTCACATATTAAAGCCGTATGCCCCGCCAGGTCCCCGCCGTAGAGGACCTCCTTCATCGACACAGCTTCCTGGCCCGCCTCGGCCGACTTGTAACGGATGCCGTCGGCGGATAGGCTCCGCGTCGTCCATGATACCGTCTCGCCGTGGCGGAATACCGGGATGAATATCCGCCAGGGATGGGTCGGCGACAGCCCGATACCCTGCAATCCCCATAGCTTGGCCAGCTTGTCCGGGTTGAATCCCCGCTCTACCAAATACTTCCTATGGGCGACTTGCAACGGCCCCAGCCCGTAGGGCAATTCCAATAGGCCCTTGGGCTTCTTCCCTTCCCTGGCATGGCCCGGAACGCCCTTGAGGAACTCGCGGACCTTCTGCCAATGCAGGCCGGTCAGGAGGTTAAGCGTTTCAACTATTGGCTTGCTGCCGCACTGCCAACAGCTTGCATGCGTTGCAGCAAGGCCCATGCGGTAGCGATGGCTGTCAGGGGAGCAGTACGGGCAGTCGACCTGCACCTCGAACCCATGAGTCCGATGATGATGATGGTCTGGAGCCATCGGCACGTTATTGTCCTGGAGGAATTCTCTGACGCTCATTCGCAGGCTTTCTCCACCAAATCCGCCACGCCTTGCAAAGGATCCTTGCACTCGTTCTCCAGCCACCAAGCATAGTCTTTGATGATCGCGGTCGCAGGGTCGGGCCAATAAGGCCATTCCTCTGGGGTTACGCCCACACCGTCATCATCTAAAGCCGACCATCCCCTTCCCGTATGTATAACGCCCCAGCCCATCTTCATCTGGATCTTCAAAGCGCGTCGCAGATCATGGTCGCTTACTTCCTTTTTCGCCATCGGCAGCCTTCCTCTCCATTTTCTCGAACCGCTCGGCGAGCTCGGAATAGTTCTCGATGATTTCCATGTAGGCACTCATGGGCAATCCAGCCGCCCTCGCCGCCTGGGTCGATTGCGTAATCATATTATACTGGCCAGATTGTTGGACTTTCCGGTACTTCCGCCATTGATTGAACAGGATCATTTCGTGTCTCCTTAGACCAGCCCCTGAATCCTTTCAATCAATTTCGACACGCCGCCGTGGTGGATCACCATCGACGTGCCGTTGGTAATCCGACTCTTGATGTGGTTCTGGAGGCCGTGGTCAATGAAATTGGCCATCAAAATCACCACGTTCTGGTTGTTGGTGAAGATGTTCGTGGCCCGGTTCTTGTCGATGAATGTCAGGGACGCCTTCTTGCCCACGGCCCCATAGACGATGTTCTGCTGATCCGGCAGCAGCCCCACGACCATGATCTTAGGCAGGGCCGCGTGCTGGGCGATGGTCCCTTGCGGCTTGGCTTCGCCCTTCTCGGCCAGCACCTGGAGGCTCGATACGGCGGATTTGAGCATCATGCCGGCCTTGACCTGCCCGTCGTTCCAGTTGTCCAATCCCTTCATCACCAGGTACGTGACAATGGACGGCAGCGGCACGTACTCCAGAAGCTGGTTGGCCGGATGCGATTGGATGACCGCCTCGATGTCGATCATCGGCATGACGCGGGGGACGAGGGATTGCATGTCCTGGTCGGAAAGCGATTCCAATACCTCCTCCTTGGACTTGCCGGTCTCCATAGTCGCCCGGCGGGAATGATCCCCGTCGATCTTCTTGAGAATCTCGATGACGCGGGGGTAATGCTTGGCGACGACCTGCTTCCGCCGCTTCTCCTTGGGCAATGCCTCCTGGGTCCTGCCCACCAATTCCTGGAAGGTCAGCGTCGGGTCCATGCTGCGGACCTCCCACATCATCTCGGCCAGGGATTGGCTCTCGTCCTCGGTAAGGGGCGGGATCTTCTTGCCCGTGCTCTGCTTCTTTTTCGCCCGCATCGGAATGGGATAGCCCCTGCCGGTGAGCTCCGGGGCCAGCTTCTCCCTTTCCTCGTCGGTAAGCTCGAACCATTCCCTGGTCGCCCGCCGCTTCTTGCCTGGGCCTCCATCGAGGAGGCCAATGAACCTGTCGATCAGCGTGATGCCCTGACGCATGTCTTGCTCCCTCCAAATGTTGCAGCTTCCACTGATCCTATTATCGTAACTTTAACGACCCTTCTTTTTACTGTCCGAAATAACGTCCCAGCTAGGAAAACGGCTAATATCCCGTAATCTTGTACCCGGCGGAAACCGTTAATAAGCCCCCTACGGGAAAGTTAGTTTATTCCGGCCTCCCTACACCACCTACATATGGTCATTTCACTGAGGCTATGATCGAACTCGGCAGCGATTTTCTCGGAAATGCCCCGGTAGGTCTCCCCGTTATTCCGTTCCGCCATGACAAACGGCAATAGCTTCCTCTTCCATCTCCATCGTCCGCCCTTTCTTTTCCTCTTTTTAACGCCCCTACCGCCCTTTCCCTTATCCGGCTTTTCGCTCTCGATCTTCCTTTCCTCTTCCGTCGATATATCCGGGTAGATTATGGTGGCCATTCTTACTCCCTTTGTTATCCCCATCAATTCCTTGAATTGATCTTCCGTAGGCAACGCGAACGGGTACTTCCTGGACAGGAACGGGGATCGCAGTATCCTCCCTATCGACCTCGCCACTAGAACGGACTTGTTTTTCCTGGCGTATTTTATTGCCTTCCTGAAAAGGGGCCTCGATAGGTCGTATCCTTTGGCCGTTTCCAGGAACGGCTTCCCTATCAAACGCATCCCCTTTTCCTTGAGGCTTTTCAGGCAATACGCCAATTGGGCGGCCAAACTCTGGCCTAATGTCGATACACGGCAATACAAGACCACCTGCGCCCCTGGCGGCAAATCATCCAGGCATTCGATGTATAGGCTTGCTTGAGCCGGCTCTTCTTTCTTGATTTCTGCTGCGAGAATTGCTAGGCGTTCTTTACGCCGAATGGCTTCACAACGGGATCCATTCCCGGAAGGGTACTGCATTGGTGAGTCTCCTGATCGGAATACCCAGCTGACTAGAATGGGAGACTCACCAACCCACCCTAGCCAGCCGTAGTATTAGGCATCCGGTAGCTAGCCGGACGCTTTTGAACGATCAAGAAACCAAGTCTAACTATTCCTCCTTTTTTCGTAAAGCCATCTTTTCCTTCCACTTCTTCTCCCATTGGCGGCTGAGCTTCCTCATGCCGGGGTGGACGCTGGGAAATTTCATCGCCAGGGTTTCCCCGTCCGCCGTCAAGACAATAGTCCAAAGCTGCTCAATAGCATCGTATTCAGCCTGCCACATCGACTTATGGGGCAAGCGAAACCCAGGCCGCCCTTGTATCTTCCCAGGCGGCGGGATGGCGACAGTCTTCTCAATAATAGCCGGCTCGCTCACTGTCCTTCCTCCACCACGTCGATGGCCGAGATGCGAATGTGCTTCTTTTCCCCGTCGCCGTTGACCAGCATCACGATCCCGCCAGTGATCTCCTCGATGACCCCGACGAAGCCGCCGGCCCCCCGCACCCAGATATGGGCTACGCAGCCGATCCCCTCGCAATGCTTGATAATTTCCAGAAGGCGGGACGTTTCCCTGGCCTCGATCTTGAACAGCTTAATGTCGATACTGGGCTCCAAGCTAGGTTCCATAGCCGCTCCTTTCGTCACGATGCGCACGCCTTCTCGACCAATTCCTCGATGTCCTGCAAGGGGTCGGGCTGCCGCTCGTTCTTGTACGAAGCATATTGCTCGCAATCCTCGATCTCCTTGCGCGTCATCGGCTTGAGGTTCCATAGGGCCATCTGCCTGGCGTGGAATTCGGGGTCTCCGGTCTTCCCCAGCCATTTCGGGGGCTTGCCCTTGTAGTCAGGGTCAATGGAATCACAGTCATTATAGTCGCATTCCCCGCCGAAGAATTCCGCCAGCCTCTTGTGCAGGCAGATCCGCTCGGCCCTGGAGCGGCCGATCATGCCACGGCTCCCGTCATTGCCGAACTCGAAATGGTAAAGCAACCACCAGCCGCTGCCGTACTTCTTCGGGATGTCGGCGATGACGATCTCGGCCGATGCGACCTGCGTGTTGGCGGCATTCATCGACACGCCCTCGACGTTGGCCCAGCCGTGCTCGGTGGGCTGGGCCAATCCTGCTCGCGTGCTATCGCTGTCAGAGCAATCAGTCCACGTCTTCTTCTTGCCCAGCAGGATGCCGATGGCGTTGGCCACGTCCTTGATCTGGACGGCGGCAGGCAGCTTCAGGCAGGTGTCGACTCCCATGATCCGATCCTTTCACTCAATCCAGCCGATGGTCCGGGCCTACTGGCCACGTCATCTCTTCGTCGGCCTTGGCGATGGCCCCTTCGACCTTGCAAAGCTGCTCCTTGAGCCGAATCTGCTGGGCCTTGAGTAGCTTAGCGTTCAATTCGGCGGCGTCCTTCTTGTCGGCATTGCTGAGCTTGGCGTGCTTCCCGGCAAGGCACAGGCACGCCAGCCGCATCTCCTTGTCGGTCAATTCCAGGACGTAGGTCATCCGCAGGTAGGTGTCGGCCATTTTAGGCTATTCCCCTTTCACCGTGTATGCGACGTACAGGCGGCCGGACCGGACCGTGGAGACGCAGCCGTGGAGCACTTTCGCCGACCCGTTGGCCAGATCCTCGTTGACGATGCGAACCACCTTCTTGACCATCTTGTCGCTGATTTCGTCGTCCCCGACCGGGTAGCCCCGCGTCTTGCTGCGGAGGTCGCGATGGGCCGAGGCCGTGTAGTGCTTGCCGGTGCATCCGCAGCAGCATTTGCCGTTCTTGCCGCTGTAGACGCTCGTTACGCTTTCGACCTTGATCGGCTCGCAAGCGACCGTAATCATAATCCATTCCCTTTCAAAAGTGTTTCGTTTCCCCTACATTTGATTATAGGTTGCTGGGGTTAAGAAGTAAAGGGGTTCGGCGGGATTATTTCCCGTCGTCAAGGCGAATGCCCAGCATATCCTTGAACACCGTGCCCATGATCTCCCTCACGTCGGCCGGGTCCGCATACCCCGCGAGCCGCAATTCGGCCTCGGCCAGATCGATCTCGGCTTGCAGCACGGCTTCCTTGGCTTCCGCAAGGGCATTATTGCTGATGGCAATGCCAGAAACGCCTTGGACCAGCGCCAATCGATCCCGCTTGATGGCCAAGATCTGCTTCCTGGCCTCGACGATCTTCCGCAGATGCTCGGTCATATCACATTCCCACAGATGGGGCATTTGCCCTTGAGGTTCCGGTGCAATTCGGCCTCGGCGTCCTTGAACTCCGCCGCCGCGTCGTCCGCCGCTTCCTGGGCCGACTTCATCCCTTGTATAAGTTTGCCTAATACTTCGGCGGATTTTCTCCGCTCCCCTATTATCGCGAGATGCCCAGCCAACGCAGCAGCATCCTCGGACACAGCCGCCTTGCGCTCCGCTTCCGCGATCCCCTGTACAATTGTACCCAGCCGCCCCGCCCTATCCCGCAGCCCCCTTGCCAAGTCCCCCACAGAAACGGCCTTCCGGCAAACCAGGATCGCGTCTGCGGCGTCCTGTGCCTTCGTTTGGCTATTCCCCCATTCCCCAATGATCTGGGCCAGCATCTCTGCCCTGGCCCTCTTGGACGCTATCAGGCCCTCGTTAATAACTAAACAGTCGTATACTATCTTGGCGTCCTTGACCCATACCAAAGATTCCCGCTGCTTCCTGGCCTCGGCGAGCCGAGACTTGGTAAGCTCGGCGTTCGCCTTCGCCTTCCGCAGCATCGATGCCAGGTTGCCCATCGTCGAGTCGATGACCGACAGGTCGATGATCTCGTTCAATTCTTTGGACACCTGGCCGGGGGTGAGGGATAGCCAATAGGGGGAATCATGCTGCGAGCTGAAGTTCCGCTCGTCCACGTTAAGAATTTTCTCAATCGCCTGGGGAACGGCCCCCTGCCCAAATGCCTTGTAGGGCTCCCCGCCGTTCAGGACGTATTCATTAACGCCCTTGCCCTTCCGCCTCGTTACGGTGTGCTTCTCGGCCTTGACGGACACCTCGGCGAAATCGGCGTCCCAATTGACGTATTCGTCCCCGGACGGGCGGTTGAGGCAGGCCCATTTGAGGGCGCGGATAATCGAAGATTTCCCTACGTCCGATTTCCCTACGACTGTGGTGATAGGCGCAAACTCAATGCGGAGGTCTTCGTGCTTCTGGAAGCCCTTGATGTGGATGGATTTTATCAAGCGATCTCCCCAATCGCCTGCCGGCCCAGGTCGGTGATCGAGATCAGGAACGACCGCCTGTCCTCCGGGGCGATTTCGCGAATAATTAGCCCGGCCATCTCCAGCCCGTTCAGCGCCCTGGTCATCTGGGCTCCGTGGGATATGCCAATCGCGGCGATGGCGTCCTTCACCAAAACGTGGTTGCAATCCAAAAGGTGCAGCAGCATCATGGCCCCGTGGATGTTGATGCCCCATTTCATCATGAGCCTGTCCAGGGCCACCACCTGCCGGAGCGTCATTTTCTCAGGCATCGCTTCGCCTCCTTGAGGGCGGCCCGGCATTGGAGCCGGGTCGGGTGCAATCCTTTTTTCCTTACCGTCACCTTGATCGCCGGGCACGCAAGGACGAGATCGTCCCATCGCTTGTGCTGGTGCAACTCCAGGGCCGAATGGAACTCGACAAGGATGATCTTCCTCAGCTCGTCGATGACCTTTCCGTACTCCTCCGGGGTAGCGGGCCATCCTGCCATGATCGTCCTCCATGACTCGGTGGGCTACTTAAGGCTATTCGCCACCTCGATGATGGATTCCGGGTCGGTCTCGCTGAGCCATTCCTCGAACACGTACCCAACGATGGAAACCCCCGGCGTCTGGATGGTGATTACCGGCTCCAGTTCGTCAATCTTGTCGGCGGCGTAAAGCGGCATGAACATCATGGGCTCTCGGTAATCCCGCTTGTGGATGAGCATCCAAGCATAAGCCCCCGAATTCCTCATCGACGATTCGGCCTGCTCGATCCATTCCTCGTACTCCTGCTTTTTTGCCTTCGCGGAGCGGTCCAGAATGGAATGGATGGTGGCCTTGCCATAACCCCGTTTGGCCTCGGTCGCGAATACCCTGGAGAACGGCAGGGAGATGGGATCCGTCGAATGGATGTCCCCCGTATGGCCGGTGGTCCGCTTACCCATCCTGCCCCTTACCGTCGCCCTGGCCCCGGAGCCGGAGCATCGCCAGAACAGGTCCTCGCGGGGCTCGTCCTCGTATTGGGACCACCAGAGCGAAAGCTGCACCGAAACCATGCGCTCGTATGCCCCGCCCTTGGCCATATCTGACGCTCCCTGTCAAAGACCTAGGCGAATAGTTGAATTGGAAATCGTATGGCCATTGTACGTAACGTATAGCCCAAGGTCGGCCCCACCATGCTCTGAAGTCTTGGAAAATGAGATCGACAGGTTCTTCTTCAGCAATCCGACCACCAATGTATCCAGGTTTTTAATGATCGCCATCAGGATGGGCTCGTCAATCCCGTCCGCCAGGTCTTTGATGTCGGCCAACGGGTCGGCATTATTCGTGCCGTTGACGATCCGGTCGATCAATTGCCTGTCTGCATCACTCATTCTCGCACGCCTTTCTGCTGGGGACAAGATCGACGATCAGCCGAACCTCGTCGAGATAGCTGCTGATCATCCTGAAATCCCTGGCCAGCACCCGCATGCACAATTTTTCGTTTGTCGATATGAGGTCCCCGACCATCGGCACGATAGCCATATGGTCAGCAGTCAGCAATAGCTCGTCCCCGCAATAAAATTTTACTGTTGTGCTCATCGTATTTCCTTAAATCCCAAGGCCGCCCTCGAACCCGTCCCGGATTTTGGGGGGCACAAACGGCTCCACCGGCCTCACGTTCTTCCAATCTGTCACGTCGATGGTCGATATCAGGCATTCATGCCGTTTCTTCTTTCCCCACGGGAATACGGCTTTCATCATCCGCCGGTCTACAAGCCGGGCTTCCCCGGTATAGTTTCCAGAAGCAAGATCAACGGAGATGGCAATCGGTCCAACATCATCAAGACGCCTTGGGCTATCTGCCCCTTCGTCTCGCGGTATTTCTCGATGTTCATTCCCAGAAGCTCGCATGCCTTGGCCTCGCTGATCTCGCCCATTTCCTGGGTGAGCATGATCGGATAGAACAATTCGGCGACCTTTATTATGGATAGGGTGGATATCACGCCAAACTCCCTTTCTTCCTCACCAGCGAATCCATGTCCAGGCTCGACGCCAGGGCGTCCCATTTATCCTCGGTCGCATCATCCTCTCGCAGATCGAATTTAGGCGTTCCCTTGAAAGGCAAAGACACCAGTTCCATATTGGCATTCCTGATGCCGGACGCACGTATTATGCGGTCGTAGACGATCCCCTTTTTCAATTCCCCCCGCAGGTATTTTGCGGCAGTCTTTTCTCCCACGCCTTCGATGCCCTTGATATTATCGGAGATGCAACCGGCCATCGCTTTGACATCGACCCATTTGCGAGGATGCAACCCCCATTCCTTTTGGAAGGACCTATGCGTCACTGTCTTCTTCGTCACCGGATGGAATATCGATACGTTAGGCCCCAATAGCTGGTAGAGGTCATGGTCCGAGCTAACTATGACCGCACTCCTCCTGTGGAAGGACGTAAAATCCGATTTGCAGATAGCAGCAATCACGTCGTCGGCCTCGTAGCCGTCCGCCCAGAAATTGTTCTTGTAGCCCAATACCGGAACGTATTCGGTTCTTAGCTTGTGGATCTGGTCCCGGAGGATTTGCCTGCCCCGCATCGTCTCTGGATCCGAATCCACCGGCCGCAGCTTGTAGGATGGGCAAATCTGCTTCCTGAGCGGGTCGCCGACGTCCCAGGCGAATACGATCTTCCTCGTCATGAACTTGTTCTGAAACGAGCGAATATCCCTCAAAAACCCAAAGACCACGTTGATCTCGATGTCCTCATGCGTAAGACTAGGAACAGCATGGAAAAGCCTGTGGCATAGGCTGTGGCAATCGAGGATAATCCAATGGTCATACATCCAAGGCCCCCCTAATCAACTCCTGGATCTCGATCAGCTTCTCGTCATCCCCGGCCTTGTCCATGCGCATTAAATGAACGATCTGCTGCACCTTGTCCAAAGTTTCCTTGTAATTCAGGTGGCAAAACCGCTCCTTCCGTTCCGTAGCCAGTTGCCTTCCTAATTCCACAATCCTGCCTTTCAAAATGTCGATCTCGTTCCACCCGGTTTGATTTTGGATCCTGCGTAGCCCCCTATATTCGGTCCCCCATCCCTGAACATATCGCCTCAATCTACTGAGCGTACTTTCCATCTCCTTGACATACCCGTCGTTGATCTTCGTCATTTTTGCCAGAGTGGACTCGGCGATCTGGCAACGCCGGTTGAGGCGTTGGTTCGTCTTTCTGGCTTCGTCCAGTTCATTCGTGTCGTTCATTTCTTAGCCTTCGCTGCGGCCTGGGCCTGGTGCAGAATGGTCTGGAACTGAATCGTCGGGATTACCATATGGCTGCCGTCAAGACGGTGGACCAGATGCACGAAATCGGCGGTCATGACATAAAGGTAATTGGACCCGTCCGGGAGGGCCGTGACTATCTCGTCCTCGTAGTTGGTTAGGAATCTCATTACCTTATTTTCCATCTTGGAATTCCGCGTGTTTCTGTACCACGCTCATCAAATGCCAGTACAGGGCGGTCCTGCCGTTCCTGGCTCCCATTTCCCCGCTTACGACCTTGGCCAGGAACTCGACGGCGTACTGCACGGCCGCCGTTGGATGGAAGTCAGGATACTGCTTTATCAAGGTATCAGAGTCTGGAATCTCCTTGCCAAGCAAATCCTCGTTTTTATTCATGGCAGTTCCCTACTGTCTTTAATCGCCCCGCGAATGGCTGTCTTGATCCTGTCATGCAGCTCCTTGAGAACGAACGGGATTTGGTGGGGGTAGACGGCATCGTTCCCGACCACGGCCCAATTGGCCCAGGCGGTCACCATCGCCTCCCTGTTCTCGCCATACGTCAGGTCCGGGTCCAATTTCCAAGCCATGATATCACCCGATCAGCGGATTCACATTCCAGTATGTATTCTCGATATGGTCGTCGAGCCTGGCCTTGAGCTCGTTCAGTTTCTCGTCGATGGTAAGGGCGTTCCATCGCTTCTTCTCGGCCTCCCTGTGGGCCTTCCGGCCGTCGTGATCCTCGCACAGCGGCGGGGAAGACGCGGAATGGCTCGCCATTTTGTCGCAGTACAAGCATTTGCTCAGTATGGCCATGTATCAATCCTTAGTCGCTTTGGGAACCAGGTCGGCTATGTCCCTCAAAGGGTCTTTCTCTTTGCTCGTACAGGCAAAACTGACCCTATAGTCTTTGTAAGGTAGCACGTACCAATTGGCCCCGCAACGGTCGCAAACCCATCTCGTGCGGTGCAAATCGCCCGGACACCAAATCAAAACACCTCCGCATTCCATTCTCATACGTACCTGGGCTTTCGCTTTGGACAGCATTGTGCATCAATTGAATCCCACACTTTTTGGCAAACTAGCCGGAGCTCCTGCTCCATGTTTCCTTCCTCAATCTGCTCGATAAGGGATTCCCGCTTACCGGTGAGGTCCAACTCGTCGGCGATAATCACCTTGTTCGTAGCGTCGTCGGAATCCGACTTCTTCCCCTCGGTCGCCCAATGCCTCTCCTCGACCAGGAAATCCACGCACGAGCCGATGTCGTCCAGGCCGAATTTTCGCAAGATGGGAACACGGACTGACACATCATGGCCGTTGACCCGGTTCTTCTTGACGTGGATCTCGCATAGCGTCCCGATCTGCCGGTCCTTGCCGTTGACCCTTTTCTTGAGCTGCTTGATGACCGACGACCATAGCTCGAATTGGGCGTAGAATTTCAAGGCCCGCCCGCCGCTCCGCGTCTTGGGGTTGTACTGCGAGCCGAAGCCGATGTTGTCCCGCGTCTGGTTGATGATGATGAGAATCGAGCCGGTCCGCTCCAAATGGCTGTTGACCCAATTGAGGTTCTGGCTGTGCTTCTTGGGCTTGGACATGCCGTAGCTGCCGGTCGTCTCCTTGCCCTTCAGGTAGGCGGCCTTCTCCTCCTTGAACTTCTCCTCGGCGGCGATGCTGTCGAGGGCATCCTGGGAATCCAGCACCTCCACGAAAGGCTTCCCTGCCCTCCGTAGGTCATCGAGATGGTAATAGAATTCCTCGACCGTAGCCGACGGCCGTATCTCGCCATGCTTGTCAGTGGGGTACTGGATGCGCTCGACCAGCTTAGGGCCGAAGAAATACTCTACGTCCAGGAGCAGGCCATTCTCCGGATTGTTGTACAGCAAACTCCACTTGTCAAAGGCCGAATTGATGGCGGCTTCCGCCAGGCAGTTGTTTGACAAAATGCTCTTACCTGACTGACTGTCGCCTGTAAACAACAGATAGGAACCAACAGGAATCCCACCGTCGATCCTGCCGGACAACGCCAGGTTCAGCAGCGTCGATCCGGTCGAAAGGAAAGACTTATCCAAAACCTTCGCTTTCCTTTTCGGGGCCAGCTTTTCCTTGATCTCGGTCGCCGTCGCCATTATCCAATCTCCTTTGCTATGTCCTCATGGTCATGGACCCGCCCGGCCTCGATGTCTTCTTGAGACGCCTTGAGTTGCTGAAGCATCGCCTCTGGGGAATCAAATAATTCGGAGATATTGCCTTCCCTAATATCCTTATCAGCTGCGTTCTCTCTTTCTTCATCAATCTGCATCCCCATCATTGTAACCCAGACCTCCAAGAGCTTCTTCTCGTAAGCTGACTTGCCCGCGAACGGCTCGACGGAATTCTTGAAATTCAAGTAGTCGATTTCCATCGACAGCTTGTACGCGATGTTGTCCCATATGCCGTGGGGCAGGATGAGCCGGTAACGGTAGTCAGCCCCGGCATCCTCAAGGATGGGGATGTAGGTGAGCTCGTCGAACCGCTCGATAAGGTTCTCAAGGTGGAGGCGGACGCGGGCACGGACCATGACCTTTTCGGGGTCGGCGTTGTTGTGCCTGTCCTTGGCACAGGCGACCGAGTAGAAGCCATACTTAGTAAAAACCCACATAGGACTATACCCGCCTTCCTGTCAACTTCTCGAATAATTCGATGGTTTTCCATCCCTGCTCGTCCAAGACCGCCACAAGCGCCTCGTTGTCCTTCCTTGTCGTGGGATGGCCCACCTTCGCTGCATATGCCGTAGCCCCAGCCCGGAAGCCCTTGTTGAACGCCAGCGCCTCCTCAACGGTCTTCGGCCCTTCCCAGGGCTGCGTTGTCGGCGTCATCACGTTTTCGCTATCCATTGGCCGACTCCTTATCCGCCTCTTCCACGGTCAAATTGTAGTATCCGGCCCTATGCAACTCCTGGACGAGCTTGTCCATCGCCATGCGCATGATCGGGGCCGCGACCACGATGGGCGGATCGGTCAGCGTGCAGGTGATCTCGATATCACCATTATCCAGCTCGCGGTCAAATACGTTGGCTTTCATGCTATCCCTTCTTCTGCTCTTGCTGCTTCTGCTGCGGGGGCGGGCGGTCGTTGACGACGGCCTGGAAATAGCGATAGATGGCCTGGCCGCAGAAGACCACAGTAAGGCCGCCAGTGACCTCCCAGCCATCCTTCATCCTGGCGTTGACCTTGGTCTGGATCTCGTCAGGGGAGCTCCCCTGCAACACCTCATACATGATAAGCCTTTCGTAGAATCGTGAAAGAAATCCCGCCGGCATCTGTACCTTAGCGACATTCGGGAGATCGTGGCCAAAGGAAATGCCGGGCGGGTCAGGAAACGCCCCCACCGTCAAGCTACCGATGACATCCGCCGCCCCCACGGAGCCGCTGGAACAACCCGGAGCGGTTGCCGCAGCCGCGTCGGAACAGGCCCGCCTCGGCGATCTCGGCTACGGTCGCCGAAGCCAGCAAGGCGAACACGGCGAGGATCAGAAACTTCTTCATGCGTACCTCCTTGAGAAAGAAACGGGCGAAAAAACACAACGCCGGCCAGGCGCGCTGGCTAATCGCGACCCGGCCTGCGGGGCCAGGACTCATATCGCGATCAAGGCTACATGATCTCGCCTACACCACCGAAGGTGCGTCGGCGTTGTGATCGAAGCTACTTCTGTTTGACCGTCTTCTTGTCTTTGTCGGTAGCCTTGGCGGACTTGCCGTTGGTGGACGCCTTCTTCGCCGGCTTGTCGCCATCGTCGTCCGCGAGATCCGAATCATCCGCGACGATGTCCGAGTCGTCATCGACCACAGCAGAATCGTCGGTATCTGCGTCCTCGTCGGCGACGTCGGAGTCGACTACCGCTGAGTCATCCGCATCGTCATCGTCGTCCGACGCCGCCTTCTTGCCCTTGGGGGGATCATCAGCGTCATCGTCCGCGTCATCCCCATCATCCTCCGCATCAGCCTTCTTGCCAACCAGCTCGACCTCGCTGGGGGCGATGCCGGAGAACTCGTCGCCGTCCTCGTCCTCCAGCGTCAGGGAGGTCCCATCGCCGCTGACCTTGAGTACATCGCACTTGCCGTGCCTCTTGTGCTTGACCTTCGAGCCGACCTTGATGCCCCTCTCCTTGGCGGTAGGATCGTCGGTATCCGAATCGACGGTCGCCGAATCGTTCCCGTCATCGTCATCATCGTCGGCTGCGGGCTTCTTGCCCTTCTTGGCGGGCGGGGCGTCGTCATCGTCTGCGACATCGGAATCAACCACGTCTGAATCGTCCGCGTCGGCGTCCTCTTCCTCCTGACGCTTCTTGGATTTCTTGTTGCGTTCCTGGGTATCGCCATCATCATCTGCGTCCACGCCCCGGCTGGTCGGCTTCCGTTCCTCCTTCTCCCCCTCGTCCTCGTCGACCCCGCCGTTGGCGAAGCGGTTCTTGAGCTCCTCATAACAAAGTTCCCAATCATCCTTGGTGAATTCCACCAGCGGCTTGCCCTTGAGCTTGGCGGGCATGGCCGGGATGAGCATGTCGTCGAGGCAGGGGTTCTTCTTCAGCATCTCCGATGGGTAGGAGTAATCCCTTGCCTTGAAGTCGATGCGGGTGACCGCGTCGTAGGGCTTGCTGCCCTTGCCGAACGCCGGCTGCTGCTTGACCGTCATAATGGCGGTCATGCCGTTCTTCAAGGACGAGAAATCCGCGTTCTTCTCGCTGCTGTTGATGGCGTCCACCATCAATTCGCGGAAGCCCATCCCCTTGTTCCAGTCGTTCGTCTCGAAGACCCGCAGCTTATTGCTCTTGTCGCCGGGCTTGTTGTTCACCAGCCAAAGATGACGCATCTTGGCCTTGATGTCGCTGATGAACTTCTTGTGCTTATCGGTTTCCGCCTCGCTGCCGAAGGAATCCTCCTTGTGGGCGTTGACCCATTCGCAGACCGGGCATTTGACCGCGAAGCATTCCCAGAGGCAGCAGTAGACGGCGGACTTGCCGTTGGCGGTCGGGATGCGGTGGGTATGGTAGGTCCGCTCGAAATGCTCGATGCCTTCGTCGGCCCTGGGATTTCCCTTGCCCGCCAGGAACGGCATGAAATCGACTTCCATCTGGTTGGCCTTACCGTCGTCCCCGGACTTGACGTTGAACCAATCCATGCCTTCTGGCAGCTGGACCGCCGTCGGGGTGAATCCCTTGGACGCCTCGTTAGCCCAATCCTTAGCCGACGTCCGGCGTTGTGTTTCCCTTTCCTTTTCGCGTCTCGTTTGGCTCATCAGTACCTTTCCTTTCAAAAGAAGACTTCAGATCCTCGAATTGCTTGTTCGCCTTCAGGTAGCCCAGGCGGGCCGCTTTGAAGCATAAGTATACGGACATGGGCAGCAGGATCAGGGTGAAGCATACGCCCCCAAAAAGCCATAGGGTAGTCTCATTCGGCATTAGCGCCCTTTCCCGATGCGATTCCGATCCGTGACATCTTTTTTCTTGTTCTTGGTCCCGAACGCGGCGTCCGTCCTGCTATTATCGGCCCATTCCTTGTTCTTCCTGGACACCTTCGGGTCTACCGCCCAATAGGAAGCCAGGAAGAGGTCGACCGCCTTGCCGATGGCCTTGCCTTTTTCCGTAAGGGCGGTCACGTTCACCTGGTGGATTTCGGCCTCGTGGCGGGCGTCGATCTCAGCCTGCAACGCCTTCTGGTAACGGCCCTGGAGCATTATCGTTGATTGGATCGCGTTCTCCGTGATCTTCTCGATGCTGTACTTGGTGGGGTCCGTCCGTATGTCCAGGCCGATCTCGGCCGAGACCACCTCAGTACGGGCCTTGGCCTCCTCCAATTCCTTGCGGGATTGGGCCAACTCCTGGGCGGCCATGTAGTAGTTCTTCGCGTGGACCTGCAATTCCTCGTGCAGGGCGTTCATGTCGATGGCGAAGAAATCGGCGTCCTGGCTCATTTCAAGAACTCCGTGAGTATCTTTTCGGCCTCTTCCTCGCCGATCCATCCGAATATAGGCGTATGGTTCCGCAGGTCGGCCCATTCCTTCGCGAGTGGCTTTTCCATCTCAAGCCAGATGCTCTTGGCCGCCTGGTCGCCCACCAGGAATTTAGCAAGCGCCTTGATAAAGCTGACCTTCTTGTCCCTACGAATCCGCTCTCGTTCCGTGTCTTCCTGCCTTTGTCCTGGAGCTTTCCCTCCAGCCAGTCCGCCGACCAATTTACGTTGCTTTATTCGCATGGCCTATTCCTTTGGAGTTATTATAGTACCCCACTATTTCAGCACCGCGATCAGCTTTTCGAGGTCCTCATAGCTGCCGGCCATCTTCGCCAGGTCCCGTGTGGCCGTGATGAGGTCGAGCTGGTAGCCGTCCAGGGACTTGCCGTCCTCGATGCTACCCAGCATCTTCTCGTCGCGGGGATCGAAGGCGGCTTCCTGCTTGCCATTGGACTTGTCTAAGAACGGGCTCACCTTGGCGATCTCCCTCTTGATATTCTCCCGTTTCCCTTCCTCCCGCAGCTTGGCCTTGACATTGTAGACCGTCTGGTCGGTGATGCTGAAATCCTCCAGCGCCTCCACGACGTCCTTGGCACTGGCGTTCGGATGCTTTTGCAGGTATTCCCGAACCAGCCCCGACTTGTTCGCCTTGATCTTCTTCCGCATGACTACCTCCAATATTAAAGACTTGTTTCTTACCCGTTCCTATTATCGGATTTCCCTATCCTCACCTTTCGCCAGCACGCAATTTCATCACTTGAAAACAATTCCAGCACAGCTTGGCGTCCCCGTCGGAGAAGTACGGATCCTTGAAGAATTCCACCATCAGAGAACCCACCCCCGGATACTTCCCCGTCAGCATCTCCTTACGGGCGCAGGCCATGATGAGCTTGCGGATGCCCTCCGGGTCGTCGTCCTTGATGCGCTGGAGGATATTGGAGATGTCAGGCCAGGTTGATTTCTGCCATAGGAGCGCCTTGGCCAGGTCGTAGGCGTTCTTCTCGGTCTCCGGCTTGACGATGGCCGCCAGCTTATCCGCCTCATTGTCCATCCCTATGACCCGCTTGAGCAGCACCAGTGCCATGCGGGCCGAACCCTCCGAGCATTCGATAATCTTGTCGGCAAGCTCGTCGGATATCTCGCCCCCGGCCTTAGCAGCTACCGATGCCAGGACCGTTTTCAGGTGCTCGTCCGAGAGCGGCTTCAGGTTAATGATAGTGCAGCGGGTCCGTATCGTGTTCAGGAGCTTCTGCGGGTCGGTCGTGCAAAGAATGAAGTAGACATGTGACGGGGGATCTTCCAGGATCTTAAGCAGACTGCTCTGGGCATCCACCGTTAGGCGGGCGCATTCGTCGATCATCCATATCCTCGGCCTGCCCTTCCCAGCAAATGCGGACATCCCCATCCGCTGGTCGATATCCCTAACCATATCGATGCCGCGAGATTCTGCCGCGTTAATCTCAAAAAAATCCTTGGGGCCGCAGTTGAGCTTCTTCCCTATGATGTATCCTATCGTGGTCTTGCCGCACCCCGAACTACCCACAAACATGAACACGTGGGGCCAGCTGTTCTTCTTCTCATAGACCCTGAGCTCCCGGATCGCCTCGTCCTGCCCCACCACATCCGAAAACCGCTTAGGGCGGAACAGCCTATATAACTCGGTCACTCCATTGTTCTCGCTCATCCTTCGATACCCCTAAAGTTTAATTTCCCACCGCTGTTTTCTGGACTTTGTCTGCAATGGACCTGTTGCCCGATTCTTGTCTCCGAACTTCCTCTGCGGCCGGGCGTCTACTACCTTCCCTACCGGCTTCCACCCAGCCGCCTTGTAAATCGTCCCGCTATGAACGTCAACAGCCAGATAGCTTATTATCCGCTTCAGAAACGGGTACTTTTTCTTAACCAGCTTTTTGGTAATGGCCATCATCCTGGACGCGGTGTTCTTCGGGGCTTCCTTACATATGGCTAATCTCCGAAGCTCCAATGTCTTGCCGTCTTTGGCTACCGCCCTAATAATCGGTTGGCTGTATATCGCTATGGCATAGTACATGCCCTCCCATTCGGCGACGTAGGCTACGCTGATGCTCCCGCAAAGCAGATTCCCCAAATCCGTCCTTGGCAAGAGGCTATGCCATCTCTCATTCATCTTTTGGGCGTATACCATTGGCACTTCGACGAACCTAAGCTGAAGCGCTGAGGTCGGAATCGAACCGCCTCCTCCCGCCTGGAAAAGCGGGCGGGCTACCATTGCCCCATCAGCGCATCTAAATTTGTATATCATACCGGCATCGGGAATTCGCTTTTCGAGAACCAATTTTCGTAGGCCAACTCGCATTCGATTGTCAGCGGGACCGTGATCCAAGGCCAATGCTTGCGGATATCGACCCGAACAAGCTGGCTCAATTTCTGGAGGTAATCGTCCTTCTCGTTGCGGGCCACATCAGCTATCAAGCTATCATGTATCTGTCCGATAACCCTGCTCCGCATCTTGTTCTTCTTGAGCCAATCAATCATCTCGCACATGACCCAGAGGAGGCAATGGAACGAGCTTCCTTGAATGGGGTAATTAAGCACCTGGTTGCGGCTGAAGTACCCCTCATGATGAAATCCGGTGAGCGTATCAAAATAGCCGTTGTTCAGGTACGCCTGATACCAGTCCCGCTTCCATTGCGAGTAGACGACATATTGCTCATTCCAGTACCAGTCCTCATATTCCTTGACATGCTTCTCGAACGTCCCGTCCCTGGGCCGCTCGTTTGGATCCATATCCCCCAATTCCCCGATGCCGTTCTGCTTCATCCATTCCCGCATCGGCACGTCGCCGACGGCCAATTCCATCTCCTCCATCTGGTCCCACATCCGCTGGGCCGTCTGGATGTAATAGCTGCCGTAGAAGCTGGCGAAAACGAAATCCCCCTTGGCCGTGTAGCGAACGTCGGCCCCGCCCCCTGGCCCCTTCTTCTTCCACCATTCCCTAGGCTGCCCCTTGCAGAAGAACAGCTTCTGGGCACAATCCCTGTGCATGTCCTTCTTGGGATTTGTGATATACTCGGCAAGAACAGGATCCCCTGTGTAAATGCAGGCCAGGGTCACTTCGGCGGCCTTGAAATCGTTCTCTATGATCAGGCAGCCATCGCGGGGGATGAACGCCGTACGGATCAGCTTGGCGTACTTCGGATCCCGCACGGGTATGTTTTGGAAATTCGGCGAGCTCGAAGAACTTCGGAAACTAATTACCGTATTCAAGTTGAATGACGGATGGAGGAACCCGTCAACCACCTCCCGCCGTATCCCCTTCAGGTAGGTCGTATGCACCTTGTCCTTGAGCCGCTGCCATTCGAGCCAATCCCTGACAAACGGCAAATCCACGTTCTTCAGAGCCTCCTCGCTGGTGGACGGTCGCTTCTCCCCCTTGGCCCCGCCGTAGGTGTACGTCGTGCAGGGGTAGCCCAAACTCCCGTAGACCACCCGGCCCAATTGGGCGTCGCTGCCGAGATTCGCCTTGGAGCCGAACTCCCGCCGCCATATCTTGAACGCCGGGTCGCCCTTCAGTTTAGCTTCAAGCTCCTTGGCCCGCTCGCCTGTCTCCTCGATCATCCTGTCAAGGTAGGGGACGTCGATCCTGATCCCGGCCTTTTCGACCTCGGCGAGGGCGACCTGGCCGCGCATGAACAAGGCCATCGCTTCCCTGGGAGATGCTTGCTTCATGAGAATTAAACCCCATCCCAAGGATCGCCGAACCGCTCCCTGGCCCCCTTGAGGGCTGCGGCCATCGTGAGGAACATATCACCGGTAAATTGGACCATAACAGGAACACCGTCGGCCCCCTTGGTCATGATGGCGCAGGATGTCTTGCCTCCGGCCGTCCCCTTCTCCAGGATGGCGAAGCCCAGACATTCGCCCTCGATGCCGCTGGGCAATTCCGGGAACGCCGGTGGGTCTCCCACGGCGCAAATCTTGATCCTGACATACATAGAATCAGTCCCCATAGCCCATCTGTTTTCGTTGTTTCATCGCCAGCTTATATTCCAGAAGCGAATCGAGTCCACAATAGCGCAGCACATCATTCAAATCTGCTTGCCCTATCCTGTTCCGCGAATTGGACCCTTCGGCCTTGAGGAAACTATCCACACGACTATTATAGGTTCCCTGCCCTAGATTGCAGTACGCCTGCATTTTGAGACCTGTGATTCCTGAACGGCAATCAAGGATATGGGCCGCGATCATCGTATCCCACCACCAATTCCTCACCCTGATCTTGAGCTTGGCCATCGTCCATCTGGACTCGAACTTCACGTTCGCACCTATCTTCGGCACGTTTGACCGCAAGAACGATTCCGTAGCCCTGATCGCCTTCCCCTGCCAGGGATAGGCAATAGCTTTCTTACCATCACTGATCGAGCAGCAAAATATCCCAACGTCTTTGCTGTCCGGCTTGAGTGATGTGGACTCGTAGTCGAATGCCAACGCCCCGTCATTTACCTCCGTCATCAGCATGATCCGCTCGGCGGCTTCCTTGTCGCCCAGGATGATATCCACGCTTTTGGGCCAATCAGGCGGCTCCTTCCAAGGCCTGCCGTCCTCCCCGCATGCCTCATCAACTAGATTCTTGATGTCGCCAAGAACCGGATCTGTACTCCCGAAAGCGTGATCAGCAGCCTTCCGTAGATGCCCTTCCCAAAGCAATTGCAAGGTGGGAGACGCCTCCCTGAGCAAATACGCCGGATGCCATGTAGGGCATACCCACGCATTCAGCTTCTGGCACGGGATATCCCATCCGGCCCAGCGTCCTATAGCGTAGCCACCGCCGTCGTCGAATATCGGCTGGATCAGAGATTGCACCGCGCACTCGCCCAGGCATATGATTGTCCTCGGCCTCAGTTCCTGCAACGCCTTGGTGAGGTTCGGCCTGCAAAAACCTATTTCCTTCTCGGTAGGGGCTCGGTTGCTTCCCGCCGCGTTGGTGGCTCGGCAAATAATAGAATTGGAAAGCCAGCAGTCGCGTCGCATGTCGATGCCGAACTTGGCCAGGGCCTTCTCCAGGTGCTGGCCGGACGCCCCACATAACTGAATGCCTTGAGAGTCTTCGTCTTTCCCAGGACCCTCCGCTAGCACGAGTATCTTCTTGCGGCCTTTGCCCGTTACGGGCATTTTAGGCGACTGGCATGTTTTATAAAGCCCACAGCTGCCGCATTGAGGGACTAATGGAAGAGCCACGGACGTAGTCAACGCAGCGGAGGAGAAGAATCCTTTCATCACAATTGCCCCGATATCGCGATCTCGTCCCTTTTCTGCAAAACCACCGCCAACAACGCCTTGGCCATCATCCAGCAAACCCACGAAGCCTCTTCCTTATTGCATCGCCTGGGCTCAAGCCAAAAGCATTGCACGCCGACTACCAGCATGGGAAGGTATTCTTTGCCTACCTTCCTGATCCGCGTGTACTTCGCGGCAAGGGCCTTCTCCGCCTTGGTAGCATCCTTAAATGTCACTTTAGGCTTCATTTGCCTGTAGCGATATTGCTTGATCTTCATTTGCAAGCTTCCTCGACCAGATTCCCCAACTCATAGAATGGGTTGTGCTCTTCGTTATGCCTCTCCCAAGCCGCTTCAAGAGAAAGCCATTCGCTGTGGGGAATCGGCTTGCTCCGACAAGCAAGCTCAGGCATAAGCCATAAGGCATAGGTCGTGCTGAATATAGACGTAGACTTGGAATCTGGAATCCATCCATATTCCAGGAGGATATCGGCCTTCCTTTTTTCGCTTGTCCGTTTCATTTGCACGCCTCGGCCGGATCACACTGCTCGGCCTCTGCCTCGGCCCTGGCCCCGGCGATGAACGCCACCCATAGATCGGAATTGCGTGCCTCGTCGGAAAAGTCCTTCGGCGAATTGGGATCGCGCCCGTAGGTCGCCTTCATGTGCGATACGAACGCGGGCCAGAGCGGGCTGCTTTTGGGGTCAGGCATGGCTTCCTCCTTAATGAACAACTCCGGATACTTCTCCCTGAACAGGCGACTCTGCTCGGCGTCAAAACGCAATACCGGCAGGCCATCGTTATTTTCCTGCTCGATCATCATCATTCCTCCCCATCCGCCATCGCCGCCACGGGCTCCGCTGCCGGGCTTTCCTCTTCAGGAATTCCAAGGCATGAGAGATATGTGTAACTTCCGCCGTCCACCCGCAGCTTATCCTCCATGACGATGACGTCGTGGTGCTTGGTCACCAGATCCTTGAGCAATTTCGGCGAGATGAAGAACGACATCGCGTTCCCCTCGTAGGCGATCTTCTTGGCCTCCTTGTGCCAGCAGCCGTCGGAGGAGACCGCCTTGAAATTAAGCCGCCCCGGTTTCAGGCTGATAAGCACCGACGAGCCCTTGTCCCCCGCTATTATCGTTTCGGCCAAATCGACCGAATCGACCAGCCCCTTCGGCAGCGTCATGGGATGCCCGTCCTTCTGCTTCAGGACGGCGGATATCTCGTCGGTCGGGTAGGGCGGGTCGATGAAGCAGCGGCAGGAGAACGTCAGCCCCTGCGGATTGCGGAAATGGAGCCATGAGTCGGCGTCGAAGAATTCCGTCATGCCCAGGGTCGATACGTGCTTGATGGCCTTCTGCCTTACCATGACCGGAGTTTTGACATCAGTCTTGATCTTGTACCGAACGCATTGGACGTCGTCCCCGGCCTCAAGCCATTTCTGATGAATGTTCACAACGTTGGTGATGAATTGCTTCTCGTCGCCAGCGCATTCCTGGACGATGGACACCGCCTCGCCGAACCCCTCCGGCAGCGGCTTCCATTCCTCCTCCTTCGGCTGCTCGACCGAGTCGACGGCGGAAAGGATCTCGGCCTCCAGGCGGAAACCCGATTTCCTGCCCTTCCGGCCGCTGACGACGACCTCGCTGTCGGACCATTCGAGGTCGATGTCTTCCTCGGCCATTTTGGAGAGCAAGGCCAGGAATTTCGCGGCGGGCACGGCCCCGGAAAATTCCTCCGGCAAGCCGCTGGCTATAGTACATGCGACATCATCGTTATAGGATTGGGCCAAGCCGCTGCGGAATATGAAGCAACTGGCTTGCTCTACGGCGCGGTCATGCGTCGCCGTCCCTGGCTGGATCGCCTGCAATTTCGCCAGCAGCTCGGCCCGATTGACTTTCGTCGGCATCCTGTATCTCCTGTGGTTCGTGCAGCAATTCCGATCTGAGGATCTTCACGTCAATGGGGAAATCCAGGGCCAAACGCACCCGGCTCTCGCCATAGGTCCGGCGGATCTCAATGACGGTAAGGTGGCATTCCCTGCCGTCCGGCAGGAAGAACGTCACCGATTGTCGCTCCAATCGTCCCAATACGAGCATCGGATTCCCTTCGCGTTGAAATTATTATAGGAAGATCCTACTTCTGGAAAATCTTCCAGCTTTGGTATTCCTTCAGGCAATGGGGACTGAACCAAATGCTTTCTCGTTTCTTATTGACTACCCCGGCCCCATCCCCCTGATTACCGTACCCACCTGCTGCTTCCCATCGGTACACCTCCCATCCCATGCTTTCCAACACTTCGTGGCCTTCCCCGGCATAGCCACACAAAGCTATGCGAAATTCTTCATTACCGCCATTCAGCTTGCACCATTTCCTGACCTTACGGGCGACTGTATAATCCTCGTTGGAGTACACATCAGACCTGTCCGCATTGGAGTAGGGGGGATCGAAAAAAATTGCCGTCGTGCCGAAGCTTCCCGTGGTAACAGCTGGCGTGAGCACCCGTTTCCAGTCCCCGCAACATACCCTGACCTTTTCCAGTCGGCTGGCCAGCACAAGCATCCATTCATACAGGCCGCATTCCCCCGTCCCGGCATTCTTTGTTAGCGTATGCTTATCGAGATTTCTGTTCACTCCTCGCAAGCAATAACTGACAATCTGCTTTGTTACACCCATTCCCTTGCCTGACAAATGGGGCACCTGTTTACATACGCCCGTCCCGTTTTGGACATCGGGGTGCTTTTTATCCTTCTTTTCTATTCTCCAGTCGCCATTGGCGTCTTTCACTCGTACCCAACTTCCCTTGCCGTCGCAATAACCGCCGCCAATCCACAATCCTATGCCCCATACCCACCAGCCGGCAATTTTGGCATTGTACCAGTCTGGATCGCCCTCCAGCTTGGAAAGGATATGTTCCCGCTTCCCGGCCAACCAAGCATGCCGGGCGAGTTTATCTGTTTCATTAACCGTGTTATCGGCGTAGTGACTGACCTTATCCGGATCTGCTTTCAGGGCACGGAAAAAATTTGCTACGTAGCCGTCCTTATCATTGACTGTCTCCACCCACTTTTTCTTAGGGGACCATCCGGGACGGCCCAGAAGCATCGCGTTGGATCCCATGAAAGGATCGACAAAGTTGCCCACCTCCGAGCCCAGACGGCTCCATACCTTTTCGGCAACTACCGATTTACCGCCAAAGTAGGGCATGGGTGATTTGAACTTCATAAATCTATTATAGGAAAAAAGAAAAAGGACGTTGCTCACGGCAACGTCCTTTGTGCTATCCCGCCCGTTCGTTACTTGGCGGCGAACTTGCCCCGCTCGGTCTTCTTGAACCGCGAGTCCTTACCCTTGGTGCCGATTTCCCGCAGAATCGCGCTGTAGAGCGTCGCGGCCGGGGTGAGGCCATTCGGGCTTGACCACAGGCCCTTCTTGCCCATCAACTCGACCATCTCCTTGGTGGTCAGGGGGTCGTCAGACTTCTCCAGCACCACAGCGGCAGCGTCGAGGCAGGACATCTTGTTGTTCGAGCTGCCCTCGGCGCGGGGCTTCCGCTCGCCCTTTTCCTTCTTCGCCTTCGGGGCCTTGCCGTTGCCCTCGTGATGGCCCTTGCCGGACTTGCCACGCTTGGCGTCGCCGCCCGTGACCTCGATCTCCAGGCCGTCCTTGAACGCCTCCAGGAGGCTGTCGAAGGTCTTGTGCGCGTGCTTGCTGATTTCCGGGAGCTGCTCCAGGCCGGGGAAGTTCTTCTTCGCCTTGGCGATGAGGCGTGCGTTGGGATAGTTGTCGGGGCTGCCGACCAGGGAGAACTTGAGCTCTCCGAAGAGGCCCAGGAGGTCCTCGCGGCTGATCTCGACCTTGGCAGCTTCAGCGGTTGCGGTAGACATAGTTCGTGCCTTTCAAAAAGAGGGTTGATGCTTCGCGTCGTTTCGCCGACGTTTGGCGTTCCAGAAAACTGAAAATGTAGGAGGCCGGATTTGAACCGAGCTTCTGGGCACCCACGTGGTGATATGCCCCGCACTACCAAGTGCTACTCCCACAAAACCTTACTTGCAGATGGACGGTATGGCCAGTCTGTCTTCGATGCGGTGGAGCTCCCCAAGATCCGCGTGATAAATCGCGGCGGCGTTTTCAACGGTCCGACCGTACTTGCCGTGGTAGTTGGCGATATACCCAGCCAGATCGCCGCCGCATTTCTCGATCCACTCCCGCTGTTCCTTGAGGAGCCGCTGATAAAGCTGTTTGGCCTTCATAATCCATTCCCTTTCAAAAGTGGTCCGTTGTGCCCTACATCACAGTATAGGTAATCGAACCCCCGGAAGTAAAGGTCTGCTGGCCAGAATCTGCCATCTTTCTCATTTATTTTCCAGCTCTTCCATCGCGAACCACAGCTCGGCCTGCTGCTCGTCCGTCAGGCTGCCATTGTACCCGTTTTCGTCCCCGTCCTGCAGCAGCGCCAGCGCCTTTTCCTTCGGGATATCAAACCCCCTGGCCTTGAGGAATTCCTTCGCTTGACGGTAGGTCCAGCCCTCCGACCCGGCCCAGCGCAGGACCGATTCCGGGGTATGCCCGAAAATGGTCTCCTTGTCCAGTTTCTCCCTACGCCGTTTCTGGACCTTGTCCATGCTGTATTCGGGATCGTCCTCAAGCACATAGGTGATGTTCTTGCCCTTCTTGTCGGCTCGTTCCTGGGCCTTGCTTACGCTTTCCCGGCGGCGCTCCTGGCATACGTGCGTGGCCTTGCTGGCGATGGCCCTGGTGATATCGCTGGGCTTGATCCAATCGTATCCCTTCAAAAGCCGGTCGATGATCTTCTGCGTCTGGCCGTTGTAGGCGTCGGGATTCTCGGCCAGGTCGCCGAGGTAATCGGCCAGACCGGACGGGGCGAACCCCTCGCGGTCAGCGATGGCGATGACGGCGTCGATGAGGTCCTCGTGGCTATGCTCTTTGGTCTTCATGCTTCCTCCTTAATAACCAGCCCGTTGATACGGCAAAACTCCCTGGCGTGCTTCTCGGCAGCAAAACAGGCGACGTTCAAAAAGCCGTAACTATTGAAATTCACCTCGACGCTGCCTGGGTACAGACAAAGGATCACTTCAGTCCCACGTTCTGCCTCTCGGCGAATTTCGCCCCACCATCTCTTGCTGATGCCTGGGGGCAGCCGGAGCTTCCTCGGTTTGTATTTCTGCTTGGTCTTCATTTTGCCATCTCCTTCCACGCGGCCAACTGAACGAAGTAAGGATAGCCATCCATGCTGGCATAGATCCATTTCTGCTCGGTCTCGTCCCAGAGGTAGAGCCAATCCCCGGCCATCTTCCGCAGGGCCTCCTCGAACACCTCGCCGTTGGCGTAGCGTTCGGCTTCGGTCCCGGTCTCGCCCAGGTCTCGGCTGCAGGCCAGGCACCAGTTGCGCCGGGGATTCGGTTCCTTGCGGTCGTGGTGCTCATCGTAAGTATGCTTGTAGCCGATCCACTGGCCGAGCCATTCAAGGTCGCCCAGGTCCAGGAGGGTCTGCACAAGGTCGGAGACCCCGTAATTTTCCAACAGGGTCGGGGCCATGTGCGCAGGGTAGCCGTCGAAATGGCACGTGATGACATCGTAGCTGCCGTCTTTGTTTCGCCGGGCGATGATGCAATGGGTGCTCATGATTCACGTACCCCAAAAAAATCACCCGGCACCATCGTCCAGCGCCATTTGCTGGATCTCTCGGACCAGATGTACACGGGACCAGAAAAGCCACCCGCATGAATCTTCTTCATGGCCTCGAAAAACATCTCATGATTGCCGTATCTCTCGGCAGCCTTTTCCTGGCCGCCCAGGGCAACGCTCTTTTCCGCCGACGACCCCAAGACCCCAATATCCCCAAGACCGAACAACGACTGGACAGCCTCCGGAGAGCGATAGTTGTCAACCAGAGTCTCGTGGCCGCATTCGCGGCACATGATGACGTCGTAGCTGCCGTCCCTATTAAATCTGGCAATGATGGATTGTGCGATCATGGCTTGGATTTTCCTTTCGATTTCTTGATTATGCCGGTCCCTTTACAGACCGGACATTCCCTGGTGAATTGGGCGTTGGGGCTCTGGATACGCCCCCAGTTGCATTCGTCGCCATGATGGGGGCCAATGGCCCGGCATTTCACCACCGGCTCGCCGAGATTGTCAAATAGATCTGGGACTTCCTCCGGGGTAAACGACTTGCAATCGCACCACTTGCATTCCCAAATGCCATTAGCGTGGGCCGAACGCTTATGGCCGCAATTGCAATCGCCCGTCATTACATCAGGCCCCCTGAGCTGGCCAGGGCCGCCATCGTCGGCTCGTCCCGATAATCCTCGATGTAAACCGCCTTGCCGTCGTCCTTGGGCTCTTCCTGCTTCGGAGTCATCGACTCGTACCGTCCGTCCCGGAAGTTCCAGACCAAGCCATCCTTGTCGGCCCCGCTGAGGCACTTCGCATTGCTCGGGCGCTTGCCGAAGCCGAACTTGCTGTCATTATCGGAAACAGTTACGTTGACCGTAACCTCGATCCGGTCGCCCTTCTGGAGGTTCCTGCAATAGCCGGAAGAGGCGTCGATGACCGTCTCGATGCTGGCGGGAATGGTCATCCAGACCACGAAGCCCTTGTCGTCCTTGACTGTCATCTTCATCGTCGTGCCGAAGCGGCTTTCATGCGGCTTGACGCTCAGGACAGTGCCTGTAACCTGCGTGCGGCCAGCCGGGCAATCCTGGGCAAGCTCTTTTTCCTTGGCCCATTGGGCCTCGCGGGAGGTTTTGCCGCCGTTGGCCTGGCGTTCCAGGTGCTCTTTGTACAGCTTGCGTGCGAAAGTGATCTGCTTCTCGGAAAGGCTGCCCCAGCGGATGAGCCGCTGCGACATGTCGGCGAAAATGCTGTGGACCTTGGCGGCTTCCTCGCGGACCAGGATAGCGGCCAGCTCCGGGCAATTGGCCTGAACAAAAGTCTTCGCGGCTTCGATTTGGTTACGCATGATCCATTCCCCTGAGTTTTAAGTTGCGTCCCGTTTGCCCTACATGGCATTATAGGTATCCATACCACTAAAAGTAAAGGGGCATCATGAAAATATCTCGGATCGGGGGCCGTTTTGCTGGCTTATCAGGCCACTTGCCCGGCGTCCAGCCCTTGGGAGGACTGGCCCTATCCTCATGAGCCATACCGTCGCGACAATATGGCGGAGAGACTATCCTATCGGACCGGAACGGCTCCTCGCCGTCCGGCCCCGATCCGAAATATCAATGGCGATCCATGACCTGATTGGCGACGTCCTCCCAGACCTCCTCGTTGGCGTTCATGACTGTCCCGGCCTGGATGACGTGGGGCTTGAATCCCCTGACGCCCTTGATGAACACCTCAATGTCATAATCCTTGACGTGCTCGTACTTGTAGCCCTTGTTCATGAGCCAGCGGGCGCGTTCGTCGAAACGATTGTTCAGTGCCGCGTACATCGCGCTCTTGGAAGCCATAATCCAATCCCCCTTCAAAAGATGGTTCGTTTCCCCTACATCTGATTATAGGTAACTGTACCATCAGAAGTAAAGGGGCATATGGGAAAAATCTGCTATTCCCTGCAAGCGCGGTCTACCAGGTCGGCCACGTTTGCAAACGGATCGCTCTTCTTGTACGCTTTCCACGCCTTGGCGAAGCACAGCCCGGTGACGGCCAGTCGCGGGTGGAACCAGCGGTCGTTCCCATACCGCTTTTCGTTCATCTCCTGCCATCCGTTCTCAAGCAGACGTATTTTGCGGGACAGATTCCGCTTCCTTCGCTCGGCGTTCGTCAACTGCTGCTTCATGATTATTTCCCCACCAGCTCGACCTTGATATCCCTGGCGTCCCCCGCGAAATCCTCCCCGCATACAAACACCGGGTCGAAATGCATCAGCTTCCTGTCCTTCCCGCCAGGCCCGCACGGGACCATCCTATCGTGCCCGGATCGCCAATGGGGCCGGGGCCGGGCGTGCGTTCCCCCTTGCCACGGCTTGACGATCCGCTCGTCGAACCGCTTCTGGACCTCCGAGCAGAAGCATACCTCCCGCAGGTCGCCTACCATTCGCTCCCTGGCCCGCTTTTCGGTCTCGCCGCCCCTGGCCAATAGCTTGCGATTGTTCTCGAATTCGGCCGGGTGCAATGGCCTGGTCAGGGTTCTGTGCTTGGCCAAGAGCATATTCCCATTCAGGGCCGCCCTGAAGCAATCCAACGCCTCTCGCATGGCCGGTGTCTCCGGATCCCGCCAACGGCAGATAGCCTCCTCCATGCTATTCTCGACGCCGATTTTGATCGTGTTGATCATATCCTCCTCGTTCCCTTTAGACCACGAGGAAATGACCATGATATCGTGCGAGGGGTTATCCTTCACCTGCTGATGGTAGATCAGCACGGCCGTCTGCGTCTCGCAGAATCCCTTCGGCACGATGGTCAGCATGGCTGGGTAAGGTTGCTGGTACTGGTCCGGGGGCAAGCGAATCTCGGCCTCGGCAAGCAGCTCGAAATGAGAAAGGGACGGGCGGAACACCTTCGGGCCGTCGCCGAGCCATTTCGAGACTGAATAATAGGCAAGGCAATCGGAAGGATCTTTCAGCCCAGGGGCCACGATGGGATGGACAGTCAACTTCTTCGGGAAATGACAGGAATACTCCCACTCCTTGACGTGCTCGACCCTAAGCCAATTAGGATTCTCACGATAGATCCTGAACAGCTCCTGGACCAGTATCGGCGGAAGGAAATCCTCTGCTCGCATAGCGTTATCTCCCTATTTCTACCCCCAGAATATCGAAGATCGTGACTCCTTCCTCCTCCTGGATCGGCCTGTACTCCTGGCATGAGGCCCAGACGAGGTTCTCGATGTCTCGCAATGGATCCTCCTT